ATTTTGTGATGACTCCGACGGGGAAAGTGGCTGCAGCCGATGAAACGACAGCCTGGGTGGTGTGGTGTCAGAAGGCGATCCGGACACCGCGGTACCGGCATCTGATATATTCCCGCGATCATGGTGAAGAATTTGACGACTTGATAGGGAAGGGATACAGCCGTGCCATCCAGGAGAGTGAAATTCAGAGGATCGTTACCGAGACACTTATGGTTGATCCTCGGACGGCAAATGTCGGTGATTTTACGTTTGAATGGCGGGACGACGCATGCTATTTTACCTGCCGAATTACGAATGTACGCGATGAGGAAACGGTAATTGAAGGGAGTGTGGGCTAATGGCAGACTTACCGCTTTATTTGCAAGACCAGACCGAAGACGAGATTATGCAGCGCATGCTGAACCGGGTGCCCGCGGATATCGATAAATCCGAGGGATCTTTTATCTGGGATGCACAGGCACCGGTTGCGTTTCTCCTATCCGAAGCGGCCATTTGGGCGCAGCAGGTGCTGCAGCGCGGGTTCGCCAGTACTGCATTCGGAGAGTATCTCGATCTTCGCGCCGCGGAACACGGGGTGACCCGGCGGCCGGCGGTGGCTGCGATTGGCGAAGTCAGGTTCACTGGTACACCGGGTAGGGTGGTTCCGTTGGGTACGGTGGTGGCGACGCCGGCGGACGAAGTGACTGGTGAGTCGTCCATTGAGTACGAAACGACAGCATCTGTCACATTGGACGAGCAAGGTGAAGGAGTGGCCCCGATCCGCGCGCTTGTTCCGGGGCGGGCCGGGGTAGTGCCGGCAGGTGTGATTGTGGTGTTGGCCACATCGATTAGCGGCATTACTGCGGTGACAAACCCGACACCCACATCCGGCGGGGCGGACGTCGAATCCGACGAATCACTGCTTGAACGCTTTTACGCTCGCGTCCGGAGCCAGGGAACAAGCGGAAACAAAGCGCAGTATATCCAATGGGCAGGGGAGGTTCCCGGCGTAGGTGGAGTCCAAGTGAAGCCTTTGTGGCAGGGACCGGGAACAGTCGGAGTATATCTACTGGACGCAAACAAGCGCGCGGCCAATGCGGAGATCGTTGCAGCTGTTCAAGCTTATATCGATCCTACCCAGGATGGGCAGGGAGAGGGGACAGCGCCGGCGGGGCCGATCGTCACAGTGATGGCTGCCGAGGAAGTGCCAATTAATATCTCAGTCCAACTCACCTTAGCATCTGGAGCTTCGCTGGCTGACGTAAAATCCCAAATTGAGACTGGAGTTACGGCATATTTAAGGCAACTTGCTTTCGCGGATCCGCTGGTACGGTTCACGAGAATTGCCGCCATCCTGTTGGATATTCCTCCGATCATTGACTATTCCAACTTGACCGTGAATGGGGCTTCCGACACTAATATTCAAATCAATTTTGGTCAGGTCGCTGTGTTGGGGACGGTGGACGTGCATGAGTGATTCCTTGATAACTAGTCCACGGGGACGTGAAATGTTCTCCTACCTCCCTAACTATTACGAAACCTCTCGGGTCATGCAGGCGGATATGAACGCCAAGGGCGCCGAGATGGACCAGCTCTTCGCGGCGTTGGACGAGACGCTGCAGCAGTTCTTTGTGCGCACGGCCACTTGGGGCCTTGATCGCTGGGAGAGTGAGCTCGGCATCACGACCGACTTAAGTAAGCCGCTGGATCAACGCCGCGCTGTCGTTGAGTCGAAACTGCGTGGCAGCGGAAAGTTCTCCGGACGTTTGGTGAAGAGCGTAGCGGAAGCGTATGATGGCGGAACAGTAGATGTAAGCTTTCAACCTGCAGAGTGGAGTTTCACCATTAAATTCGTGGATACTCTGGGCATTCCCCCAAACCTTGATGATTTGAAGGCGGTCATCGAAGAAATAAAGCCTGCGCATTTGGATGTGGTTTATGAATTTAGCTATTTGCTGATTCGAGATATTCATGGTGTCCTTATGCTAAATGAAATTGAACAGATGCAATTAAACAAATTTGCAGGAGGTGATCCAATTGGCCAGTAACACCCCAAATCTTAATTTGCTGAAGAAGGACCCAGTGGTAGATGGATCCGATACGTTTAACATCCAAACGATGCTGAATGATAACTGGGATAAGATTGATCAAGCCATAGGAGATGTTAGGGAGGAATTGCAGGACACCGGCTTCGTTGACCGAAGCGGGGATCGTGCGGCTCTCAAACTCCACCAGCGGAACTCGGGAAGACGTTGCTGCAACAGAGTTGGCGGTGAAAACGACCTATGATGCAGCTGCAGCAGCCCAAACTACGGCAAATGCGGCAAACTTGGCCGCAGCTGCGGCCCAAGCTAAAGCAGATGCAGCAGAAACACCGTCAGGGGCGCAGGCCAAAGTAAATGCCGCCGTGGGCAATCTCGCAAGCTTACAGACAACGGCCAAGGGCAATGCTGTCGCCGCAATCAACGAGCTTTTTACATCTGCCAGTAATGGTAAAACCCAAATCGCTGCCGCGATTACTGGCAAAGGCGTACCGGCATCAGGCAGCGATACGTTTGCACAACTTGCGACCAAAATTGGTCAAATTAGCACATTAAGCAAACTCGCTTCAGGATCTATACCTGTATCCGAGATAGATACACCATTTACAATATCGGCTAGTGGTCTTGGTTTTGCTCCACGTATGTTGGTCTTGCGGTTTTCAATGAACGTTTACGCGAACATATTTAAGGGCGTGGTTTTCCTGATGTCTAATGGTACTAAATGGGAACCATACGCATCTACATCATCACAACCAGTCCCATTTACATTCACAGCATCGAATATTGCATTTCTTTCGAACGGGTTTTCGCTTACAGGGGCTATTGAAGGACCAAACTCGTTTGGAAGCATAATCGTTGACTGGATAGCGATTGAATAGATGCGGCGAAAATCCTGTGTGTGATAAAGAGAGTAAAGCTTTGTACGTACCATCATCCCGACCTCTGGCTTTGGAAGTTATTAGGGTGTTGACAATGATCAGGATGTTTAAGAGCAAAGATACTGTACACATTACCGCCGAATAGGCGTTTTTATTTTGCCCTCGGAGCCGATTCGGGGGTAAAACCTTAACGAAGGGTGGTATACATGATCAGGATGTTTAGATCGAAGGACAGCGCAGAAGCAATGGAATTTACGGAACCATCAACAATCCAAGAAATCGCCAAGTTTACGGGATTGCGTGTAACAGCCGAGTATAATCCAGATGGAAGTATCGCACGTGCCGGAATAATTCGAAGGGCAGGAGAATCGCCATTAGTTGTTCAACTCGGGCAATATGTGTATAAGGAAAATAACGGGACAATCGGCGTTTGCAGCTACGAACAGCTCATTGAGAAATATGAGGAAATCACAGAGGAAACCGCATCGTAATGATGGCGGTTATTTTTATACCCCCGGAACCAATTCGGCGGATATTTTTTAGAGAGGGTGGATATATGGATTTTACAGCAGTCACGGCCATTGTCGGGCTCCTTGCCGCACTAAGCGGTATTATTCTAGGGTGGGCCGGCCGATCAAGGCAACTCCGACTAGATATTAAAGCGGAGGGCGGCAGCGAAGGGGCCTTGCGCCAAGACGTGGAGTATATCAAACGCGGCGTTGATGACATCCGTGTAGACGTCCGTATGCAGGGCCAACGGATCGAAGCTGTTTCTGAGCGCGTGACCCGAGTCGAGGAGTCGACCAAGCAGGCCCATAAGCGGATCGATCGGCTGGAGGAATAGAAGGGAGGATGATTAAATTGGACAAAACCAAATATACGATCGAGCGCCGGTACATTACCAAGCGCTCAAACACACGGCCAGGCCCCCGACTAAAGACGGGTAGCCCGGCCTTTTTTGTTGCACATGACACGGGTAACCCCGGGGCGACGGCGGACAACCATTACAACTACTTTAACAACCTGACCGATCGCTCGGCATCGGCCCATGTGTTTATCGATGATACTAAGATTTTGGAGATCATCCCGACGGGCACCGGTGCGGAGCCGGCGGAGAAAGCCTGGCACGTCCTCTACAACGTGACGACCGACAACGACCGGTTTGGTTATGATGCCAACGACGCGGCGCTTGGGATAGAGTTGTGTTACGGCGGTCGGATCACCTTTACAGAGGCGTATAAGCGGTTTGTTTGGTACTTGGCCTATTGCTGCGACAAATGGGGCAAGAACCCATCGACGCACATCGTCAGCCACAAGCAGCTGGACCCGGCACGTAAATCCGATTGCGAGCAAGCGCTAAAAGCCGGAGGCAAGACGCTCAAGGATCTGATCACCGACGTCGCCGCAGAGCTGGTCGTGCCGCTCTCGCCGCCGGACTTTACACCGCTGCCGGCCGGGATCGCCCAGGCATTAATCGATAACTACGTCTCCCCAGCATGGTTCGCTTCACAGAAGGCCGGGGACGAGGTTGGCAAGACCCATTTCCATAATTTGGCTAACAACCTCCGTATGTCAGCGGGCATTCCGCTGACTCCCGGGTCGGCCGCCGCGCCGCTAACAAAGCTGCCCAAGAGCAACGCTCAGGAGATCATCATCCGCTGGTTATCCCCGGCTTGGTTTAAGGCACGGGACGAAGGGAACAAAGATCGGGCGCAGCATTTTAATAATCTGGCTAATTACCTGCGGCGTGCTGCGGGTATCCCAGAACAATAAGGAGGAGAATGAATCATGGAAGTATTGAACAACGTTATGGCCTTTGCCTCGGTGCTGGCTGTGTTTGTGCTGGCGTTGGTGCAACTGGTGAAAACGACGATCAACCTACCGAAAAACATCGTCCCGCTGATCGGGGTGGTGATCGGCATCCTAGTAGGTGCCGCCGCATCCCCGTTCACGGACTTGGAGCTGGTGCTGCGGCTATGGGCCGGCGGCCTAGCCGGGCTGTCGGCTACGGGGCTGTTTGAGCTGGGGAATAAACGTGATGGTAGTACTAAAGAGTAATCTGTGATATATTGGAAAAAGAAATCCGAAAGCATCGGTGAAGAAGCCCTGTCAACGGTAGTTGATGGGGCTTTTTTTGCATACATTTTCTTTAAAAAACCATAATATATTTTGAATAATTCATTAAAATGTGTACATTATGATTTACATGTGTCATAATATTAATGATAGGAGTTAATGAGAACATGTGTTCTGATTGTGATGTATTATTTGAGAATGGAGGTGTAAATAAAGTGAGTTCTGTGGACGTTGCAAAATGGTTCATCCTTAATAATGATGATTTTATGTATGAATCATGGGATAGCAAAATTAAACTTCAGAAATTACTATTCTATTCTCAAGCAATGCATCTGGCTGTGTTAGACAAACCATTTTTTAATGAGAAATTTGAGGCTTGGAAGTATGGTCCAGTTGAACGTGAAGTCTACATTCAAACTCATCATGAAGGGTTGATGCAGCGGGTTCGACTTGGTGGAATCGATGTGACTGACAAACTAAGTAATGACCAAGTTAGAATCTTGAAGAC